CGCGGCTAAGCAATTAGTAACGAGCCTTAGTTTTCCATTGCAAAGCATGGTGCTAAGCAGTGGTCAGTGACTCAATGCGAGGTATTGAAAGATGACTCTTAATCCATTCGACCCCCGCATCGATTCGTTCCGTAGCGATCCAAACCAAGCTGGCCTCGATCTCCGTCGGTCAATCATCACAAATGACCCGGGCATCTATGTAGCCACACCAACCGCTTCGTTTCGAGCAGGTCAATTCCTGGCTTTGAACGCGGCTGGTAACTTGGACGTTTGCAACGGTACGGGTGGTGCACCTCTGAACGTTCCTTTTGGCATTGCCAAGTGGAATAAACTGTCTGCCCTTCAGGCGGCAGCCGTCGATGAACCTGTCGTTCTGACTGCGTTCAACGTGGTCAATCTGCGACACGCCAACATCTTCCCAGGTGCTACGGGCGGTGTTTCCGTTCGCTCTGCACCAGGCCAGGGTGGTACTACGTATACTGAAGGTACGGCGTCTACGAACGACTACTTCATCAACTATACGAACGGCACGATCCAGCGGTCGACTACTCCAAGTACGATTCCGTCTGGCTCTACCGTGTATGTGTCGTATACGTACCAGGTCGCTGACGCAGACTTGGACTTCCAGGGTCGTAACTTCTTCAACTTCTTGGACGATGTTACGATTGCCCAGGGTCGAGTTGCTCTGGTTCAGGGCTGGTCGGTCATTTTCACGACGGTTTACGATCCGTCGATCACCTACGCCATTGGTAACGCCGTGCTTGTCGACGGTGGCTCCAAGGCAGGCATCCTGACGACAACGACCGGCGGTGGTCGGCTTGTGGTCGGTCGTGTCATTCAACTCCCAAGCGCGTCTGATCCATATCTCGGGGTTGCTTCGTACAGCCTCCCAGTCTAATTCCACCGGGATAGAAGGATAAAAAGAAGATGGCACATCCCCGTAATCCATATGCTATGTCTGCTGGCAAGCCTCCGTCGTTTCAACGACAAGCTCAGCAACAGCCAAAACCACGAACACAAGCTACAAATCGTGGCAACGTAGTTCCCCGTACAGCAGCAGCGGAAGCAGTTACCGATCAAAACGGTAATTACAACCCCGGTCGCTTTGCAGGGAAGAACGATGCGATTCGAGCCAGTCTGTCCGATCCAAGATCGAAGATGTTCGACAGCCGTGGAACGATCAACGCCGACAGCAATCGTGACGCTCTGACGCAGATCGCCCATCTGCTCCAGACCGCTACGAAGTCTGCTGGCTTCCAAGACTTCCGCAAGAGCGCAGCTCACGAAGATCAGATGACGAAGCAAGCTCGGATGGAAATCCTTGCTGCTGCGATGAAAGATCCGACTGGCGAAGGCTTCGCTATCGTTGGTCAGGAGCTCTTGCTTCCGATCAAAGACATTATCGATTACGAAGGCTGGGCTCGTAAGATCTACCGCACGCGTCCGTTGGCTCAAGGCGAACTCTTCCGCATCGCGAAAGACGTCCGTGCAACGGCGTGGGTTGTCGGTCAAGACGGTCAGTCGATAGAATCGCGGCTCTACGGTAAGTACATCCAGCCGTCGGAGTTCAAGATCACGTCCTTCCCGACCGTGGACATCGAAGACATCTACCAGATGAACTACGATGTGCTCGATCGCGCTCAAGACACTGCTCGTCAGGAAATTGAGCTCGAGGAAGACAAGCGTGGTTTGGCGTTGCTGGACCGTGCAGCTCAGACGATCAATACAGTGACGATGTTCGGGTCCCTGGGTATTGCAGCGTTTGAAGACATTCGGTTCCAGGTTGAGCGTCACCGCCTGATCGTGGAGAAGTTCTTGATCGCTCGTGCTGAACTGAGCGACATTGTGAAGAACATGTCCACGGCTGTTGACCCGGTTACTGAGCGAGAGTTGATTCTCGCAGGGTACATCGGGAACATCCTGAACTCGCAGATCATCACGACTGCTGGTACGGGCATCGAAGAGGTTGTCATTGCCGGTACGGTGTATGCCGTAACGGGTTCTGAGTACCTTGGAGAGATGGGCATAAGGGTCGAGCTGTTCTCAGAGCCCTTTAACATGTACAGTGAACGCCGTTTAACCAAGGGCTGGGCCTTCGGGGAGATACTCGGATACGGGATTCCCAATACTCGAGCTGTTAGTAAGGGTAGC